GTTGGCAATCCAGTAGGTGTTACAGCAACTATTTGAGTATTACTTGAACTTACAATTGTTGCTTGAGTCGAGCCAAAATAAACAGTTGGATTTAAACCAAAATTATTTCCTATTAATGTTATGTTTACACCGGCTACAGATTGTGTTGGACTAACGCTATTTAAATTTGGTGAGCCAACTACAGTAAATGTAAAAGGAGCAGATGAACCACCAGCATTAGTAACCACTAAAGGTTGAGAACCGGAAGCAATACCAGCAGGTATAGTTACTGTTGCACTTGAACCACTATTTATGCTAAAATTAGTTGCAGCAGTTCCACCAAATCTAAATGTAGTAGAACTTGTAAAATTAGTTCCATTAACAGTTATAGATGAACCCACACAAGCGGAATTTGCAGAAAGTCCACCATTTACAACTGAAACCGTTGGAGCAGGAGGAATTGGATTTTCAACTACTACATTTACAGTAACAGTTTCATTATCACTTCTTGTAAACACTACTGAACCGCTACCAATAGCTTTTGGCGTAAAAACATAAGTTTCAGTGCTACCAGAAATTGAACCAGTTGAAATTGTAAAAATATTACTTGGGTAAGAACCAGTTGTAACAGTTAAATCATCTGAATTAACACTAATTGTTTGTGCGGCAGCAGTTGGACTTGCAAAAGTTAAATTAGTATTTGAAGCGGCAAAAGTTGTTGATGGTCCACCAAGGGTCATTTGACCATTAGTATCTGCCCCATTACCATCTGTATAACTAAAATTAAACGTATCTAAAGAAATAGATGGTCCAGAATAAGCACTAATAGCTTCACCAAGAGTAATACGTAAAGTTGCCCCAATAGCAGAAGAATTAGGAGTAAAAATTGCTCTTAAAACTGTACGACCAGTTGGTTGAATAGCTATACTATCATAATCGGTAAAACCACCGTTTGCTATTTTATAACTTCCAACATCTGCTTGAACATTAATACTGCTTCCAGGGAAATGGGAATCTAACTGGCCTTGAGAAATTGTAAGAGGAACATTTAAACCACCATAATTATCATCCATAATCATGAAAGTTAAGGTTCCGTCAGTATTTTCACAAATTAAATAGCTGCCTTTAACTGGACCATTTCCATTGGTATTATCAAAATAACCATAAACTATACTACCTGAAGTTAGTTTTGGAGTTTTGGCTAATCCAGGAGCACTAACACCATATTGAATATAAGAATTAGCATCTACAATTTGACTTAAATCTAAATTGCTATCACCAGATAAATCTGGATAAGTAGTTTTTTCTTCCAAATCAGAAGTTAAACCAAAATTAGATTTACAAAATACTGGAACATAATGAGGAAATTCACTTAAAGTTAATGGACCTGTTTGTAAACCTTCAGTAGTTGGTGTAGCAGTTAATTGACCTGAAACAGAAATACCTCTCCAAAACTCATGAGATAAAGCATATTCTAATTCAGCATCAATAATATCTATTTCAGCTTGTAAAAAATTAACTGCTTCTTCAATATAATCACGTAAATTATTTAATTCTCTTGCAGTAACATTGAATCCCTCATAAAAAGGACAATCAAAATATTCTACTAAATTAGAATAAGTATTTGAAGCTTGATTATAAGCTACATACGTTACTTGAATACGAGAGAACCCAGGTTCCACATTTGCTAAAGCAGTATTAATTTGAAGTACACTATAGGTGTCATTCGCAGGATTAGTACCATAAACTTGAGAAGGCAAATTAATAGTGTAAGAATTAGATGGTAAATTGATATTAACTATTGGAATTGCACCAATATTAGTTCCACTAAAACCAGCCAAGGCGACAGAACTATCACGATTTAAATTTGCATCAGGTGTAATACCGAAAGTATAATCAGTATTTCGATAATACTGAAAAGCCGGTGATGGGTCAAACAAACACACTACCGATGTGATTGAAGATGCAGATTGGCTAAGATTAAATGGCAAAATTACTGACATAAATTAACTTCCTATAGCTACCCAATTAGTATCTTTGACATTGGACACATAATCAAAAGAGTTTAATGTTGTGTTTGTAATGTTCAAAGACGCCTCACCTTGAACCTTGTAAGATTTTTTAAAAGGTATCTCTAAATTAATCGTTCCTTTTTTATTCTCAATTCTGCCCCATTGAATGAAAACATCATTGATTTTAATATATGAATGATTAGGTTTATCTATATTATAATCTACAGATAAATTAACAACTGTTAAAAATGACCAGGCTGAATAGAATTTATCTAAAATTACACCTAATACAAAAGTATTTGAGTTTGAGTCGATTACGTCATTTAAAGGCTTCGATACTATCTCACTACCATTATAGTAGAGAATACTGTTTGGTTGCACTTTAACTGATTTTGTTTTTGATGTAAATGCAATTTCATATTTATTTGTTTCGGTATTACATTTAATCAAATTCAAAGGAGACTTGATTTTAATTTGTTTACCATTATATTCTAACGAACCTGTCCACATTGTTTGAATTCTTTTTATATTAGAACTTAATTCTACTTTTTTAGCTCCCAAGAATTTTTGTCCAATAAAATCACTAAATGAAGAAGGTAATTCATGTGCTAAAGTAGATGTGTCTGGTTGTGGAGCAATGTAAACGTTTGGAGCATAAACAACTTTAATGAAATCCCACATTGATTTAAACAAACCATTTACGGGGTCACAGACACCCAATACGATAGTATAAGGCATACTGTAAAGGTCATTAGGGTCACCAATAATAGCTCCTGGGCCAAAACTACCAGCAGTTTGTACCAATTCATTTTGACCTTCATTATAAATAGACGTTGTTAAATAATTAGCTTGAACAGCAGCAGTAGTTAAAGGAACTGATTGACTTCCTCCAACATTTACTGGTGTAAAATTAGTTCCCAATGTTTGGTTATAAGTTGCCAACAAATACTGACCTGGAGTCATTGCAACTTCTGTACCAGCAGGAATATATCCATGTCTTCCATCTCCAAAGAAAATGTTAATTTGAGTTGCCATGGTAACAAGGCATGGACCGCTTTGCGGTTGTACTTGTTCTAAAGTAACAACAGCATAGCCTTGTAAAGGCAGCGGGCTATCCGGTGCGGGCGGCAACGCAGTATAATTTGCAACAACTTTAAAATCATTAGAATATGGTGGTGGATAAAACGGTGGTGGATTATAAAAACCACTTGAATCAATTGTTCCAAAAGAAGTATCATCTATAGACCAACTACTTGCTTGAACTGGTCCAATCAAAACATCATCAATATAAAGTTCTGCCACAAATTGTTGTCCATTACTTGGCACATCAATTGTAATACTTTCTGGTGAAACACGCAGCATATAACTTCCTTGATGAACTGTTGGACTTTGATATACTGGAGTAATTCTTGCTGCATTATTTACAATATTAATCGAAGCAGCAGCAGTTAAAGGAGTGCTTTGATAAGTATAAGTTGCTTGTGCTAATACTGGATTTATAGATGGTACATTATCAGGTGATTCATAATAACCTGTATTATCAATTAAACCATATATAGAATTACCACCATAAATGTTTTGAATATACCAAAGTGCGCTATTAGTAACATCACTTTGATTTCCTAAAGGTTCGGTCAAAGTTGCTGTTAATTGCAATGATGAACCAATGTTAACAGTTGAACTTAGTGGTGTAACTGTAAGTTTTGGAGGCGGAAGACAAGTTGAAGGAATAACCAAATTAATATTTGTATTAGATACCAAACTTGAATTGCTAAGACTATATAACTGAATAGCATATGAAGCAGGAGATTTTGAAATACTGATAGGAATAATTACAGACAATGTATAGTTTACACCATCAACATTTACAGGATTGCCATTATTAGTAAATACTGTACCATTTGAGACAAGTCTAACTCTTGAATCTGAAGGAAAATTAGTACCAGAAACAGTTACTGCTTGACCAGGGCATGCTTGTGTAACAGAAGAAATTGTTGGGCTTGGAGTTTTTGGTGCAACGACAGGCGCTGGAGTTGGACTCGGTGTAGGTGACGGAGAAGGTGTTGGAGTTGGAGCAGGAGTAGCTGGAACTAAAGCCAGCGAGCCAATAGTTCCAGTAATTGAGTTACCAGCAAAACCAGAATAATTTACAGTAGCACCTTCAATTTGAAGACTAATATTGTTTAGCGAATCTAACGGATAAAATACAAATCTCATTGTATTATACGAAGTTGAACTATTTGAATTATTATTAGTTGTATCACCTTTAATAGTTACATTATCATATACAATATCTGAAGTTGGCATCCATGGCGGTAAAGAACTGAAAAAATTAGGTTCTGGAATAACTGTTTGAATTAAATCAGTATTATTATAAACTTCAATTACAGCAGGATTATAAGCAAAATAATAACCGGAATTATTTTGATTAGTTGTAGCATAATAACCAACATCGCTGCCACTTGGAAATACTGGCGCAGATGTTAATTGTGTTGGAGTAGCACTAAAATGAGTTCCTTGATTAACAATTAATACACCAGCTTGTTTTTGAGTTCCTACAATATTAGATGAACTACTAAATACAAAATAAAATCCATAAGCATTAGGGGCAGTATCACCACCTCCGGTCCATTCACTTGTTAAGACTACAACAATACAGCGTTTAGCAGCTTTTGTATCATATGCTTCGGCCCAATATACATCGCCACCTACAGCAGCAGCAACATAATCATTAGTATAACTCAAAGAATTCATAGATTCAGGAGCGCCAGATGGTTGTGTTAAACTTAACTTACCAGTTCCAGCAGAAAATGCTGCGGTTCTCCATGCGGGATTTACAGTTTCAACAGCTTTAGATAACAAATCGACATTATGTGATACAACGCCTGTTGCACTTGTGTTTGGAACAATTCTAACTTGTGCAATAGCACTATCGAAATTAACACCATCAGAAGAATAAATTGCTTCAACATTTACTGATTGATTATTTGGAATACCAGTAGGAGCTTGATATAATCCATGTAAATCAACAGTTCCTACAGTTGTATTTCCGCCTGCAATTCCATTTACATAATATTGAACATTATAAACAATTGTTCCACTATTATAAACTTCAAAAACTTGAGTTTGAAATGGATTTACAGTAACAGTATTTGGTACAATAGTCAAATTACCAGGAGGAGGAATTACTGTAACTGAAGTTTTAGCAAAAGCAATCCCATTAGGCGAAACATAATCGGCAGCAATAGCAATGTTAAAAACATCATTTGCACTTGCTGGAGCAGTATATAACCCATTACTGTCAACTGTTCCATGAGCCAGTGTACCTTGTCCAACATTGCCAAGTGAATCAATAATTGACCAATTAACACCTGTTACTGGATTACTATTAAATAAAGCAGTAAATTGTTGTGTTTCAGTGGCTTGAATAATAGTTGAAACTGGAGTAATTTCAAATGTATCAGTTTCATCTGTACGAGCAATGTTTAAAGTAAAATATGTTGTTTGTCCAATAGCAGTTGTTAAAATAGAATAACCACTAATAACTCCTGTTGGAACAATAAATGTGACATAATTTTGACTCCAATTTGTAATTAATGCAGAGGCACCATTTGAAAATGTAATTGTTCCAGTTTCAAGTCCAAAATTAGCACCGCCTACAGTAACTGTATCACCAATAACAGCATAATTATTTGAAATAGGAGTAGTTAAAACAGTAATGTATGGATTACCGATAACGTTTAATAAATATTGAGATGTTTTTATAAAACCTTTATTTCCTACATAAAAATTAAATGAATATGAATAATTAAAAGTTTTAGGTAATGTAGCTGTTAATGTTTGACCATTTACTGTTGCGCCTAAAGGATAGCCGCTAATGTAAATATCTTCAGTAGCAGTTGGTGTTCCACCTGAAACTACTACACTAAAAGTTTGTCCTGCTGTAACATATGTTGGATAGCTTACTATATCATAACCAGTAATAGCATCTTTACTTAGTAATTCATCAAATGCTTGCGCTTCTACTTTTTTGTATTCTACAAATTTTACATCCAACTCTTCAGACATAGGTATAAAGGTCATAGAATGGGCCTGTAACGATGGTTGTAAACCTGTTGTGGCTTGTGTTGCAGCAACTGTTCCAGATGCGCTCAAGCCCTTTATAAGCATTCTATTTAATGGGTCAAAAAGTCTGTTATTTATTTGTTGAATTTCAGCCTGAAGAAATTCTACTGCATTCTTTTCGTAAGAAGCAATTTCTTCAAGTTCCCTTGGATGCAAATCCCATTTTGGATAAAATTTCATGTCAAGATAATCAACTACTGCAATACCATTGGAATTTAAATAATCGACTCTAAGAGCAGAAATACCTGGTTCAATTGGGGTCGCATCAGTATCAATTAAAAGAACTGTATAAGTATCATTTATACTTGGTGGGTTACCTGAAAGAAATGATGGAGGAACAATTGCATAAGCATTTGGTGGAAGAGAAAATACTCCCGGACCATCAACTGCTCCTACAATTGGGCCATCAATAGAATGCGGAAACCCAAACGAAATTATACTTTCATCTCTAGTATATTCTGATGAAGTTGGAAAAGTTGGTGCGCCATTAGAATTAAAATATGGTTGAAAAACAGGCACTGGAGGATATAACGAAATAACTCTATTAATCTTCGAGGCTATTTGAGACAAATTCAAAGGTACAACTGTTGCCATTTTTTAACCTTAATAAGAGATATCTTTTATAGTATCAATAAATTTTGTTTCTTTACCAAATACTTTATATGGGAAGTATGTATCTGACTCTAGTAATTTTACTACATATTCGCTGTAACTTGGTTGCACATAATTTAAAACAGCTTGGTAAATTGCAATATCAGTGGGCTGAAAACCAATATATTGTGCTGGTAATAAAGATGTAATATATCCATAGAAAAATAAATTAGAAGTATTAAAACCATATGGATATATTAAAACTTTCATATTTGGCAATAAATTACTTTGAATGATAGAGTTTCCAATTACAGTAACGCCATCTAATGAATATAAGTTACCAGAATTATCAATATTATTTAATAATACAGAATTACCATAAGCATCAGTTTGAAAGCTTAAAATACCATTTATCTGATATATTATAGAACTTGCACTAATAATTACGTTAGCCAAACCAACACTTGTTTCAATAAATGCACTTGCTGTTAAACTAGCTGTATCAATTTCATCTATGTTGATATAACCTAAATATTCAAGATTTGGTTGTGGGTTAGCTGGTCCAGGCAAAGTATTTGTAGTTGTATTAGAAAATAAATTTGCAATTCCATAATCTTGGTCAATTGGTTCTGAATTAAATGCATATGGAATTACAATTTCAAAGAAATTTTTCCTCCAATGAACATTTTGTAATGGTTTTAAAACATTATAAGCACCACTAATTGGGTCAGTTAGTGTTACAGAATAAGTTTTTCCATTACCACTTAAACGAGAACGCTGCCAAGACTTGTTTTTATTTAATATAAAATCAGTATCTTTACCAACTTTAATTGTAAATCCTGAAGCAAAATAAATTTCTAAAATAGATTCATTAACAATAGTATCAACAGGAAAAGTTGATAAATCAAATTGAATATAAGCTATTTTTTCAGGAGTTAAATTATAATATCCTTGTTCAATTTCTAAAGTATTAAGGTCTTCATAAACACCAGCAGGGGATTGAATTGGAGAACGACGATATCTTTGTGGAGGACCTGGCTCTCCATTTTTATCTGGCAATGCAGCAATAGCATTTTGACTTGGGTCAGTCAAAAATACAGGCTGATTTATTGAACTTGATATAGGAGTTGTTCTTACGTAATAATTTCCTGAATTATATCTGCTTTGGGGATTGTTACCATGTTGAATAGAAGTGCCTGAAGCAGAATAAGTATAAACATCGTTATATTGATTTACTGCTTGGTCAAGTCCAATATGTGGGTACTTAAATTGATTACCAGCAATAAAAAAAACATCTCCACTTTGAACTGTATCAGGATTCATTCCATCAACCCAATTAGCATATCCTCCATCTTCAATTTCTAATGTTTTTTTGCGAACTGCACCTGCTGCCGAAGCATAAGTAAAGTTTGCAATTAAACGAGTTGGTTTATCAACGATGGTGTTTGCATTAGTTCCATAAAAAACTAATCCAGCATATGTATCACCTTCCATTTGAAGAGCAATACCATTGTTATTAGGACGTGTAATATTAACAACTCCACCATCATTAATATAATAAAAATTCATATTTGGTAAAATAGATAAAGACATAAAACCATACTTTGGATTAAAGAAATTCAAAGTTGTTCCAAGTCTTGCGGCACTTACAGGAAGTGTTTCAGTAATAGGTGCTGTCAATGTATCAATTGCACTACTATCGCTATAAGAAGAAATCTTACTTCCAGCAACATTGATATAATCATTATAATTTAAAAAGTATCCAGTAAATGATGGTGAAATATATGTTTGATTATATGTTGCTAAATCTGGGTCTTGTCCAGATTGACTTAAAGCCAATCCAGTAAACAAACTCATTATACCACGTTGAAGCTGTTGACCAGACGGTGTATTCAAAATAATATCAGAGAATGCTAATGCTGTTTGAGAAGCTGTAGATGATGAAGTTGTTTGAATATTAAAAGTCCAACTTGCAGTTAAAGTTTGTTGATTACCTGCTGGTAGACCTTGAACAATTACAACATAATTTTCATTAATATATGTACCAAGTGTAATATCAGGAGTATAAGTAACCACATCAGCATTATAATTATCTGATGCTTGAAACACTGGCGAACCACTGCGATAGTTAGTTACGGGAATACGAGTATCCCAAATGGTGTAAAGAACAGGTCCAGTAATAACAATTTGTTGTCCTAATTGACCATCTAATTGTCCAGGTGCAATAACACTATAATCTGAAATTATTGCAATAGGATTATTATTATCATCTAACAATACAAAGTTGCCATAATCAAATTCAAAATATCTAATACCTTGTGTACTAGAAATAATTCTATCTAATTTTCCAGCTAATCTATATTGATTAGTTCCAACTTGTCCAAGTGTTCCAGATAAACTTGAAGTATAAGTTCCAAATTGCAAAGCTTGAATAACAAATATTCCTGGCGAAGAAAGACTTGATGAACCATTTACAGCTTGTTGAGTTTTTAAATTTGAAGCATAAACAGTTTTATTAAATGTGATTTCACCACCAACCATAGTTGTGATATATTCATATCCTGTTACAGTTTCTAATTTAGCAAAAGAAGCTTGAGCCAAAGCTGTTGGAGGCAAATTATTATTGGCTGTTGCATATGGGCTATCAATTGGTTGCAATGCAGCACTTGTGTCTGCATCATAATAAGAAGCTACAGAAAAAGGGCCATTAAACTGTGCAGAATCAGGGAAATTACCATTTACAGTTGCTTCTGTGGTTGTAACTAATCCATAAGAATATAAAATAAAATCATATTCATTAGTTGGAAATTTAGTTGCAATATTATTACCATTATTTAAATAAGAAATATTTCTCAAATCTAATTGAATAATGATAGGAGGAAGTGCAGGAGTTGTATTAGGTAATTGCTTATTAGCAACTAAAGCAGTTCCTTGCCAAGTTGTGTTTCCATAAATATCCGTAGAGCCATTTTGATATGGTACAGCAGAAGTGCAGTTATAACCATTTAATAATTCACTTGGCAAATCATATGTACCATCAGGTAATAAAAATGTATTAGTAGCAATTACGAAATAATCTCTACTATACTGTAAAGGCCCAAAACTTCTATATGAAGTTGGTCCATTACTATTATATTGTTGTGCATACCAAAAAAAATTAATTCCCTCAATAGAATCTCCGCTATTATTTAAAAATAAATAATTGTAAGTTTCATATAATGAAGAACCTGTAATGGGAATGTTTGTTGTAATATTTTGGTAATTCCATTTAACGATACCACCAGTTGGAATATCAATTCCCAATCTAAGTTGACGAGTTAATTCGTTTGTAATATCAAATTGTGTTACATTGTTTAAAATATTAACTGTTTCTACAATTTTCTTTTCTAAAGAAACAGTTGGTGGTTTATTATTATAAGTTAATGTATCAGGTGCCCAAGATTGTGTGACTCTTTTTAATTCAACATTTGGAGCAGAAACAGGATAACCTTCATATTGGTCATATGCTTTATCACTATTAAATTTAGGGTAATCAAGACCAGTTGTATTTTTAAATACTCTAAAGTCAGAGTAATCCCAAATATCATGAGGAATATACGGTTGTGCGATAACAGATTCAATCATGTTAGCAACACCAGGTAAAGTGGGTCCTAGTGATAATGATTTATTAATGCCAGATAAAAATCTTCTATAAACATTATCCGCTCTATAAACTTCTTGAACATATGATGGCTGGTCCCAAGGATTAAATTCATATGTTGAAAAGAATCCTGTTACGTAAACACTTGGATTATTTTTGAAAAAATTATTGTTATTATAAGTATAAAATGAACTTACATTGGCAGTAGTTGTGGAACAATCTAACAAAGCAAGAAGCTTACCATTCAAATCGGTTAATTTATGAGTAACTTCTGGACTTGAAACAATCGTTACAGGACTTATTATACCTGTAAGATATTGTTGATTTTGTGGTGGTGGATTAACAATAATTGGGGGAATTGTTCCAGTTATATTACCATTACTATCAAATATTAAGGGTCCGTTTATTATTTCTACAGGAGTAACTGTTTGAACACTTATATAAGTCTGTTTTTGAGAAGAATTACTAAAAAAATCAACATAACTACTATTAATAATGCTATTTCCTACACGCGGAAAGCCATATAATGCTCCAAAATTATTATATAAAGCATCTCCATAGTCTTCAGTTGTAGCAGCACCGGCAAATCCTGTAGCAGTATATTCTAATACATCGGTAGCATCTGTTTGAACATTAATAATCATGCCATATTTAGATGTTGATTCAATAAATACGTCAGTTGTGCTTGCTCCTGAAATACTTACATTCAAAGGAGGAGCTAGAAATGCAACCTGAAATTCAATATAATATTTATTAATTCCATTAACACTAAAATTTGCAGTTTCAGAATATGGGCTATATAGATAGTTATTTGATTGAAGTTGAAGTAAACTATTTTTTAGAGTATCAAGTGCATATCCCGTACCATAAAGTAAATTAAAATTACCTGTGGATTGACTTTCGTCATAATTATCAGGTAAATTGCTCATCATTTGTTTAGTTATAGGACTTGGGTGTACAATAGATAATACAGCTTCAAAATCAACTTTTGAAGAGTATGCTCCAGAAACTGGTTCGCTTGTAGTACTCATTAATTATGTCCTGGAAAACTGTGACGTTGAATAAGATATGTTGAAATTAGGATTCAATAATCCATATTGCAATATATCAGTTGAAGCGGGTTGATTTGTGAATTCAATATTTATAATTCCTGTTATAGGGTCTGGTCCGCTTATAATTGTGTAATCTCCAACTATACCAGATGTTGAAGCAACCAAAGGACTTCCGTTTTGATATAATGTTGCTTGAGAAATATCTGCCAAGTCATTAGGTAAAAATGTTGCATATTGAGGATTTGCAGAATTAACTGTTGAAGCATATTGCTGAACAGGACTTACAACAGAAGGTGCTAAAGTTAAATAAGCTAAAGCATTTGAATTGTCCATAATTGGTTGAATAATATTAAACGTTATAGTTGCAGAACCGGAAGTTGGAAGAGATGCAAAATTAAGTATTAATACAGAATTAGTACTATCAAAAAAATCATAAATAGTTGCATTCCAACTTGTAACAACATTGCTTATTACATCTGGAGACGTAACACCTGATTTTGCACTGATAGTTGCAAAATTAAATCCAGGACTTACTTGATTTTGTGGATTAATGATATCTGGATTACCAATCCAAAGTCTTGCAGCAACATTATAAGACAATACAGATGAAGATGTATCTACTTCATAATAAAAGCCAAATGGAGTAAAATAACTTTGATTACTGGGAGTGATAAAAGAAGATTGTGTAACATCAGGAATAAATAATGATATTTGAATTGTAGAATCAAAATTATTTAAAGATATTGATTGAACATTTCTATCAGTTAAAATATAAAATTCAACATCTTTTTCTGTCAAACTTTGTGTTATATTTAAATTATTAAAAAGCGTTGATAAATTAGATTGTGCATTGCTATAAAGAGATGGAATATCAGTTCCGCTCAAAATAGAAATATTGCCAGAAATATAAACAGGAATAGCAGTTGCTTGTTTATATAATACATCTGCCACTACTTCAGTATATTGGTCATACAAAGCTTGAGAATCAATAATTGTATGGTCATAATTATATGAAATTGTATAAGGATTTGTTGGTGGCGCAACTAACCATTGCAATTGTTGATTAGCTTTTATAGTGCCTTTATAAAATTGCAAAACATCAGTTGGGTCATTTATTATTTGATATTTATTTGAATCAATATTTGTAGTACTACCAGTTACAGGGTCATATGTTGTAATCTGATTAATCGGATTTAAACTGTAAAGTGGTTGATTCAAAAATACATAATTTTGTGAATTAGCTGGTGCAGTTTCATTTACGGCAGTACCATAATAATTTGAAGAAAGTTGAAGATATGCATCAACAGTATATGGACCGCGACTTAAAGAACTATCTGGCGTTACAAAATAAGGTAAACCATTGATATCTTCAATGTTATATACCGTACTTATCATACCTCTAGCTGTATTTATATATTGCCCAGTATAGTTTACAGGAATACGTGCTGCTAATGCAGCATCACTTTCTTGGTCTTCACCACCAGTAGTTGGATTGACATTATAAACTGCATCAGCAAAATCATAACTGCTATTTGTAATCGTGTATGAACCAACATCACCATCTGCACCAGGATTTAAAGCTACAATTGGAACAGTTGCTTGTGTTTGTCCAACAGACAATAGTTGATATTGTGTATTAATAAAAATTTGAGAGTCATTGTTTTGGTCTGCGCTAGTGCTATATTGGTCACCAATATTTAAAGGAGTTGGAGCTTGTATACCAGCTTTAATACTGATAGTTAAAGTTCCAGAAGAACGAATTGGAGGATTACGTTTAACACCAAAATTATAAGCTAATAAATCTAATTGATAACCTTGAGCAGTAGTAACTGATTGAGCCAAAGAAACATTTGTTCCAATAGCATATAAAACTTCAATTTCAGAAGCATTAGCATCAATGAAAATATCTCTAATAACTGTACCAATTTTAACGTCGATAGCAGGATTAATAGTCAAGATATTATCAATAATATCACTTTCGATTTGTGCAAAAGTTTTATTTGCCATAATTTATTCCTTAAGCCAATGTAATGTCAGCACCAACAGTGATTAATTGATTATCTCCAGACAAGATTACAATTCCGACAGAAAATGTTGTTAAATCATCTTCATTATTTGTTACTGCGTATAAATAATCAATATTTAATTCTAGAATTTGTTGAATAATTTCAGAACCTTGAACCTGTTGGTAAGTAGATTGTTGGTCTTGTAAATACTGCAAATACAATAAAGAATCAGTTACTTTTTGACCAAGAAGATTTATTGTCTGGTCTACTCCATAATTTGTGCCAATAAAGGAATCTAATTGAGTACCATATTGATTATAGAATTTATTGACATTTGTGAATAATATTTTTTGAATATCTTGAATAAGCTTATCACGTCCTGTTAAAGACACAACTCTACCAACAGCATCAAAAACAATATCATGTTGTCCTAATGCAAAAGAACCTAAAGTACTATAAATTTGAATATCTACACTCATGTTTAAATTGCCTCATTTATATACAATATGCAAGAAATATCAGGTTGGTATTCCTTGTATTACTTTATAATCACCAGGTGTTGCTCCATCCGTAGGTATGTTTCTTGGTCTTAAGGGCAATTCATCGAGTATGTTAATTCCTGAACCTCTAACATTATTTCGTGTAGTGCCTGGCGCGTCTGCTGCAATTTGTGCTGAAGATTGTGTATTTTGATTTACAGCCACAGATGGGTCTGGTGATTGTGTAACATTAGGAGTTGGAATACTCTGGTCCACTTCACCGCCTAAAACATTTTGTATAGTTGGTAAATTACCAAAACTACCACCTTGAAATGGGTCTACAGATACTATAGCGGTAGAACCAGATATAGCAGAGTTTATAATAGGCGCAAGAGAACTGCTTGTTCCAGTAACTGGTACAGAAGTAGTTTTTGGAACTGGTCCGCCAGAAGCCATTAAAGATGAAAGTAAAGAACTTGATTTATTATATCCGGGACTATTTGAATTAAGCGATATTTTTCCTGTTTGCAATTGTTTATAAGTTGTAATAGCAGTATTAATTGCATTCAAGTTTGTAATAGAATTTGGAGCAGATTTATTTAAGCTAATAGGAATTTTGTTAATAATATTACTTAATACGTTTACACTTTGATTAGCAAAATTACTCATGTCTGTAATCGAATTGAAACCATTTAATGGTATTGAATTTAAAATTGAAGCTGAACCCAATGAACCGTTATTAGAAAAACTACTTACAGTACTTTCAAGCTTACTTATGTCTGCCACAATTTTATCCATAGGATTAATTATAGCAGGAATAACAGAACCAAAAATACCTTGTAAGTTTGAATTAATAAAATTATCAACAATCCCACTAATAGCTGTTCCAGATGATAATCCGCTAGTTGGCAATAAACTAGAAATTTGATTTCCTAATAATTGAGAATTACTATTTAACATGGAAGTTAGTTTTCCAAAAGAACTTGGGAAAGAGCTTGCTAAATGAGTAAAAGTTCCGTTTGAAAGAAATGTAGATGTTTTTCCTTGTACTTTTCTATATTCATCACTCAAAGCCACTTGTTGTTTTAATAATTTTTTCTTAAAATCAGCAATTTTACTAGTAGATTGTTGTGTTGATTGCAATAAAGATTGCTGTGAATTTACAATATCTCCTAATCCCTGAATTACTAAAGGACCATTTACCCAACTACTTAAAGCATCCTGTAATCCAGCATTAAAATTAGGGTCTATAACTAATGGAGCAGAACTTGCTAACGCACTTGAAATACTTATTCCGCTTGCAGAAATGGCATTTAAAACATCATTTGATACAAATGAACTTGTATCCTGAGTTTGAAATGCTACAGCACTTGCTGGATTAGATGTAATTACTCCTAGTCTGCCATTTATAATGACAGAAGCAACACTTGAAACATTTGCGTCAGTTGCAGACAATTGCTGAAATGTTGTATTTGGCAAAACTTTTTCAGGAGCAAAGCTTGTTCCTGAATATACATAAGAGTTAGAAGTTGAATCAAAATTTATTGAAAAAAGACCATTATAATTTGCATCAAAATAATATGTTGATTGTGCATTATTTACAGGATTAATATTTTGAACGAATTGAGTTTGAACATTATCACCAAAGCCATTAGCATCGTCAATCCAAACATAAATAGAACCATTACTAGCAACGTTAGATATTGATGTTTGAATTGCAGTAAGTTCAGCACTTGTTGATGATAAAGAAACAAATGTAGTATTTGGTAAAATTATTTCAGGGGCATAGGATGTTCCTGAATAGACATACGAATTGGTGTTTGAATCAAGATTTACTGAATATAATCCATAGTTTGTAGCATTATAATAATAAGCTTGATTCGTAATAACGTTTGAAACTAATTGTGTTACAACAAGACTACCAAATCCTTGTTGGTCATTAATCCAAACTAAAACCGCTTCAGAAGAAGAAGCGCCAACTAAAGAAGATGCCAAATTTTGTATTTGAGTATTTGATGCCGGAATGATAATAAATGTTGTATTAGGCAATACACTTGCAGGACTAAAATTAGTACCAGTATAATAATAATCATCTGATGTTGGGTCTAATGCAACAGGAAACAAACTTATGTTTGAAACATCATAAAAATAAAGTTGATTAGAAATTACATTAGTTACAATTGAATTAACTGTTACTGATGTTCCAAAACCTTGTTGATTATTAATCCAAATAAATGCCATTATGAAGTATAAACCTCTCTACCAGAAGATATACTTCCGGTTCCTGTTCCAGTAGTTCCTGGACCATTTTGAACACCAGGATGAGTATGAGACATAATTGCATTATTAATATCATTAATAGTAGCGACTATTTCTGAACTTCCGTTTAATTGAATTTGAGTTCCTTGTACAACCACATTACCTGTAGCTGTTACATCTACATTTGCTGTTGCAATTAATTTAACATCGCTAGATGAATTTATAGTGATAGTGCTTGAAGCCATTGAAGAATTTGTCGTCATTATATTGATATTTCCACTTAAAGTTGTAACATCAAAATCACCTTTTAAATATAAAGTAGTCTTACCTGTTGCAGAAGTGCTATTATCAATATAAAAATCACCAGGACCTGTAATATTAGTGGCAGTTATTTGGTCAAAATCTGCTGGAATTGTAGAAACATTAACACCTAAATTAATTTGAAAACCACCACCTAATTGTAAAATTGAATTTTGGTAAACGGTTTCTTTTGAATTTGCTTGAACATGAGTGTGTTTATCTCCATCAGTAAAGAAAACCATTTCTTTACTAATAGGATTCATTTCTATATATTCAGAAACTTTTCCATTTCCAGAACTCCAAAAAGTAAATCCAGAAGTGCCTTCCATATATAATAATGCTTTAGTAATACCCATATACATAGATTGTATATCAACATCGCCATTATCATATAAAGAAATATAAGAATGATTATCCCACTTAGGTTGAAAACCATCTCTATTCTTTTTACTTCTGGCTCTTATAATTATTCCGCCAGGTTCATATTCTATATCATTTGCACCATTTGGTCCTGTTGTAACATCGTAATCCAATAATGCACCCGTGGAAATTGCTCTTTTTCTTTTGTTTCTTCCAAAAATATAGCTTCCATTTTCACAAACCATAGAAATTTCACCTGGGTCTAAATAAGGCAAATAATCTATGTTGTTAGGATGCATGGAAACAATAATTGGTCTATCACCGTCTGAATTATCTAGAATTACCTTATCACCTTTTAAAGGCATAAAAGTAAATCCCCAAGTTAATCCAACAATTGCATATGGCAAATCAAGACCCTTATAGCTACCACCTTGTGATACGTATTGAATATCAACTGTCTTTTTTTGAGGGTCAACAGCAGTAATAACGCCTATTTTGCGTTTATCATGATAATCATTTGTTTTCTTAACTGAGTGTGCCATACTTAATCCTTATGGATGATGATAGATTATGTGTCCTGGATTTGAATAAAATTGACTTGAATCACAGTAAGAAATAGGCGCAGGTCCCCATGTAAATGAATTAGGAGTAGAACTATTTGAAATCATTTCACCATTACCAGTATAAATACCTACATGATGTCCACTACCAATAGTAATAATGTCACCTGGTACAGCTTGCGACACGTCTACAATTTGATAACCTAATGCTAACATTTGTGCTGTATTAGGAACAATTACTTGAGGCTGATAAGTAGGTAAGCCTGCCAATTGTAAAATAGCAGAAACACAAGCTGCACATTCTTCTCCAGCAGGAGCGCCAAAAACTCCAATTGTTGAATCCTTAGCTTGATGTGAAGCTCTAAATTGCAGCATTGCATTATATGTTCTTCTGGAATAATTACTTCCACCAGTACTATTAAGCAAAGGCATATTTTTTGAGTTTGTAGGATTTCCAACTACTCCCGAGCAATTTAAACAACGTTGATACTTTTGAGTTATAGCCATAATTGTTGCTTGTAGTTTATTAGCATCATTAGCAGTTAAACTAGAAAGATTTTCATTAGAATACCAAGCAGCTACAACTTTATCTATTACATTATTGGGGTTAACTGATGCTCCAGGAGTGCCATTTACTCCTGCACCTTTTAAAGTTTTTGTATTATCTCCATATTTCTTTAACAAAGTTGAAATATAATTTATTGCTTCTTGCATTCCACTATTGAAACTTAATAGTACTTTTTTAGCATCACTATCTGTAGTGTTAGAATGATAAGCTTTATAAGCATCTAATCTTTCACCAATAGGTCCGTATACTTTATAAGGCCATTGAGATAATCCTGGGATTTGAATTGTACAAGTTGGACTCATACCAACAATATAAGAGCCAGAAGCCAAATTTTTCCCTGGATGTTGAGTACCATTTAAAATATTCTGAACCTGCGCGGGACCTAAAACCATACTTGGATAACGTAAACTACCTTCAGAACCATTATATGCTGCAAGTGTATAAAGAAATTTGGTTGAATCATAGTTTGAAGTCTTATAAAATTGTCTAAATTTACCTGCTAAAAATGCAGTACCAGCCGAAAGACATTTATTCCAATCACTAACAGCTTCTTGAGGTGTTAAACCAAAAGTATTGTAAAATCTTTGCAAATAAACTTGGCTATGTAAAAGTTCTTGTAATGTTGGTTGAGTTGGGTCTGTTTCAGTAAACATAAAACAACTTGTTCCACCATCATATTTTTCATTAATGGCATCAATACAAATGCCACCAGTAGATGATGCGGCAGATTCTTCAAACAACAAGTTAATTATAAAATTTGGTGTTACAAAAAATTTATCTAATCCAACATTTTGAATTGCAGATTGAATATTACCTATTTGACTTGCAACTGTAAAAGAAGGGAAATTAGGATTTTTTAATGGATTATTAACTACACTAAATCCTCCTTTTATTAATGTTCCTGGAGTTGCATTATATAAAGTAAGCCAATCACTTACAGCCTCTGTTTTTTTAGCTCCTTTTTGAACATCAGGAGATAAAGCTTGTAAGGCAGCATCAGTACTTGCATTACAAGTCATAAATTCCCAAAAAGCCGATATCAAACATAATACATAAATACCGCCAATTTGTTTATTACGGTCTAACTTAAAAGGAACTTCAATTGCAGAAACATTTGTTTCACAAGTATTATTTGCAGCAATATTATCATACGTTGAACCACCAGTTAAAGGAGCAGGTGAAATACCAGAAGTATGACCATATTGTAAATATAAATCAGTTTTATATCCTTCTGTTAAACTCCAGCTATTTTGAACTTTTGTACAATAATAATCAGTGTTTCTTCCAAGTAATCTAATTATTGAACCTGGTTTATATTTTGGATTACCAATAACAGAAACAGATGCAGAAAACATATTCATTTTTGATTGTAAAAGAGTAATATAAGACGTTAAATACATCAAAAATGGAATTTTAATTAAATTATCAGATTCAGTCATGAAACGATAACCAACACGTCGTTCAATTTGAGGGTCGGCAGAATGTGCAAAAGCTAATCCTCCCGCACGATATTGACCAGAAACAATAGCTTTAAAGTCTTGTGTAACAGAAGTTGCATCCAAAGCACTTCCAAAACCAAAACATGCAGTAAAAAGACTTTCTGAATTTTCAAAAGTTTGATATTTAATAACATCATCATCACTAATAGACCATTGAAAAATTTCCTGAGTTCCCTGGTAATTATCATCTTCCACATATGGAATCATACAAGGAGATAATCTATATTTTAAAATTCCAATATTTGGATGAATATCATCTAAAGTAGTTAATCCTTTTGTATTAGGATTTGAATTTGCAGCATTTACAGGATTACTATTAGCAGTTCGATATATTTCGGATACAAGCGCAGAATCATAAGGAGTTTGAGCTAATGAAGAAAGTTTAGGAGCAAAATCAAAAAAACATTCTCGTAAAGCATGATTAGCGGCTTTTTGTGCAACAGCCCAAGGTCTTTCATTTTCAAAACTAATAGCACCAGGTTCTAAATAAATATCTGAAAGAACCCAAGCATATTGCTGTAAATTTTTAACAGTATTAGCAGCATTATTTAAAGTAGTACCAAATTGATTCGTTTCTTTATCATCATAATATTGAGTAAATGTGGTTTGATAATATTGAATTGTTTTACTATCTTCAGGTGTTAGTTTAAAAATACCTTTTTGAATCAAATTTGTAAATAAACTTGTTTCTGTTGCATTTAATTGATTAAACACACTTGATGGATTAGATACATCATTTGTGTTTTGTGCATTTTGTCCAGTAGTATTATTTTTAGCATTATCAGGACTATTAGAATCATCAGTAGATGACGATGTAGATATATTTAAAAATTTTTGAATTTGATTAAAAGCTTGACTTACAGTACCTTGAACATCTTCAAAAACAGAAGCATTAGTATCCGTGTTTGAAAATTGTAAATAAATAAAAGGAGGTACAGCCATTGCATGATTTGAACTTGTGCTTAAAGCTAAAGCAGCTTGTTCTGAAGTTGCAATTGGTGGAGTTGCTGCAACAATAGAAGTATTAATATCATTACCACCAGGTAAAGTACCACTTGCACTTGCAATAGCACTTACGCCGTAAGTGGTTGTGTCTGAGACAGATTTAGCAACTTTAGCCACTTGATTTAAAGCAACACTTACTGCTGAAGGTGCAGAACTTGAAGAAAAAGCTTGTCTTAAATTTGAACCAAGAAAAGCCCAATCTCCTGTATACAAGCGATTTGTATATTTAACAAGATTACTTACTAACTCACGACCCGTAATAGAAAAAGAAATAGTGGAAAAAGCATTTAAAGGTAAAGCAGTTATTTTACTCATCCACTCAGAAAAATCAGCCAAAGTAATTGTTAAATAATTACCGTCATTTGGTGATGAAGTTCTGCTAATGTTTTGAATAACTCCACGGAAAACTACATCTTTATCATATCCACCTTGAACATTTCTATTTTTTAGTTTTATAATAACCGTATCCATTACTCCGATACGTTCTTGATTTACGTTTACTCCTTCAGAATAATCATAATCTGTTGAGCCAGTAGTATCAGGACCAACAATTGCAGCATTTTTACCATAACTACCTATAGTTGGTAAAAAATAAGAAATACTATCTGAATTTATTAGAACTAATTCAGCAGAACCAACTTCACCAGCTACAACCGAAGTGTTAGTTCTAATACTAACAACATTTGTTACATCGCTATTTCTATCAATATCAGAACTTAAAATAACATTAGGTGTTACATTTGACATTGAAGGTATACTAACGCCACCAACATTTGGTTGGTAATTAGCTCCTGCACCTGTTAAATTTGTTTGTCCTTGAATAAAAGGTATGATTTCAGTATCAAGATTGAATCTGGAATAGAACATTACCTCATATCCTGGTTGGGATAGAGTTACATATTCTTGTCTTTTTTCTTTAATATAAGACTGAAGTTGAGCTATGTTAAAATTAGCCATATTTTTATTTTAATACAGTATTCCAATTTAAAGGTGTAACCAATACTTGTGTAGTAGACAGTTTTCCATCATCTCCAGGATATGCAGAATTAGCATTTTGTGGTGCTGAAGACCAATTATTTTTTAAATATTGAAGTATTTGAGCCGTACTTCCGACTTTATAAAATTGAAAAATTGAATTAGCATATTGTCGAGGAGTGTTACCAGGGTAATTTACATAATTAACTTGTGCTTTACCATTTGAACTGGTTAGACCATTGGTAATTTGGTTCTTTTGAGTTTGAGTAGAATTAAAATTACTACTAGTTCCGTTATTAGAATATTTCCCTTTAGTCATTACATCAAAAACAATAGTGTATTTGTAAGTATTTTCCTGAGCTTGTCTTTCAAAAGAAAAATCTTTCCATACTCCTGAATAAGTTCTTCCCTCAATAGTTAAAACACACGGAGTTGGATTAGAAGCAGTTGCACTTCCACCAGTACTTTGATTATTAAAAACGGCATCCATTCTTTGAATTTCTAAATAATATGCTGAACCAGTAGTTCCTCTTAATTCTAAATTTTGCATCATATATCCAAAATCTTGCAATACAATGCCTGTCAAAGTATCAATTTGAACTAAACGTTTGCTCTGATTATCAATTAAATGGTTAGGGTCAATGTGTCCTTGAAATTTAAACCCATTACAAACTAATGTAAATCTAAGAGCAGGTTTTGTCTGTTTGGCAGACTGCTCCTGAAACATATTATTAATGTCATAATTTTTATAAGGATTTTTATTTTGTAATTGACTTCCATATGGATAAATATCAGTAGAAGTAAAAACGGTCGAATTATTGGATGTGGTTGGACTAATATTTTGTATATTAGACTTTTGTTTAACACCGTTAACTTGTCCAGTTGCGGTTTTTTTATTCTTATTTTTATTAATAATTGGTGGTGTTGTATTTGCCATGAATTACCAACCTCCCATCGAACCAGCATTCGCAATTGCCGCAACAACAGAATTAAATGGATTATTAAGTTGGTTACCAATATTTTGAGTATATTGTTCCATTTGACCCTTGATTCGTGCTTCATTTGCAGCCATTGTTTGCATGAATTTAGCCATTGCTTTTTTAAGTTCTGCTGGACTTGTATTGTTAACAGTATCAATTTTTTGATTAACAGTAATTGTCTGATTAATGTTTACTCCACCTTTGCCACCGCCAGATGTTACTGGAGCAGCTTTCATCGCAGCACTTGCTGTACTTTCTCTTGCATTCAAATTTAATGTTTGAGCAGTTACATACATTGTATTAGTTGATTGTTTAACAGAAGCTAATGCAGCAGATTTTGGAACGCCACTTTTTGCTTCAGCATCATGACCTTTAAAAATATTGCCAATAGCACCGATTGCAGCACCACCCAGACCTGCTATTGGCAATGCTGCTTTAGCAATCGTTCCACCAACAGCACGAACAGTCCCAGCAGCGCCAGTAGCACCAACAGCCCCAGCAGCACGAGTTGCTATTCCAAATCCACCGGCGGCAACAGCACCCATGGCAGCACCACCAACACCAATTGCCGCACCAGCAGCACCAACAGCGCGAGCACCATTAGCAAGTACTCCACCAGCAGCCATTATACCGCCAGCACCTGCTGCTGCGGCTCTCGCCGCTGCGCTACCAACACCCATTGCAGCATTACGAATTCCACCGGCAGCAGAACCTACAACGGCACCTACAGCAGCACCAGTGGCACCTACAGCCCCTTTGGCTTTATTTAAAATATTACCGGCAGCATCTTTTATACCTTTTGCACCATGGTCTTCGTAAAACTGTTCTCCTATTGCAAGACCACCACCAATAGTAGAACCAGCAACCGCACCAAGTGCAGTTCCTACAATAGGTACAACACTACCAATAGCAGCCCCAGCAGCCGCGCCAGCACCCATGCCAGCGAGAACTCCACCACCGCGACCCATTTTCTTTTGAGCAGCCGCTTTTTCAGCAGGTGTTCTTGCTTCTATATTTTCACCTATACCACTAACTACATTACCTAAAGCATTTGTAGCCATCATAACACCAGTTTTTGCAAATGCTCCAACAGGACCAGCAGCAGGTACAAATTTACCAAGTTTATCACCAAAAAATGTTAATGCATTACCACTAGCCTCTAATCCTTGAGCAACAGCACCTTTTGTATTACCGTGGGCAGCATCATATATAGCCATTCCACCATGATAAGCAACTTCAGCGCCACCAACAAATCTTGCTGCACCGGCTGCTGCACCTAATAATTTACCAGCAGTTCCACCAAGAACAGTAGCAGTTCCTTTGCCAATTGCGCGCAAAACAGGAGCGCCCATTTTACCAACGGCACCAGCAATTGGTCCAGCAACTTTTCCTACTGCATTAGAAGTTTTACTAATAATATTAGAAGCACCATTAGCAAATTTGCCAGCATTTTCTGTAAAACCACTAAATTTTTCGGCAATATTGCCAGCAAAATCCTTAGCAGATTCAACAGAACTACCAACTCTTTCCGCTATATTGCCAGCTAAATTTCTAGCAGAACTAACAGCTTTACTTAATCCTGTTTTTTCATAACTATCAGCAGCAAAACCACGAACTCTTTCCATGATATTATCTGAAGTGTTACGAACAAAAGCACCAGCTTTATTTAAACCTCCTTTGATTTTACCCAGAAGACCTTCGCCTTCTTCAGAATTATTAAAATTATTTTTTAATTTATTTAAATTATCTCCCAAAAATTTTTTGCCTTTATTAAAAGTATCACCTAAACCACCAAAATTTCTTGCATCTTTTGCAACTTCTTCAGCGGCACCACCGCCACCTTTTAATAAATTCAGAAAGCCTTTAAAACCATTATTAAGAGCCCCTAATAATTGAGCAGCAACACCACCAAATTTAGCAGCTAATAAAGCTCCTAAAGCAGTTCCTAATGTTCCTAACATTTTCGATAATCCTGATAACCAATCGGATTTTCCACCATCATCAGAACCATTTTTTTGAGCAGCACCAATACCTGTTGGCGAACCCTTCATGTGTTTAAGTAACTCTAAGATAGTCTTAATATCTTTGTTAATATCATCAAGAGTATCATTCATTTTATCCCACCATGGTTTTGTTCCACCATCTTTAGAACTTCCCATGTTTTGTTTATTACTTGAATTTGCTTTTGCTTCACCAGCAAAAGTATCTGTAATTTTTTGAGCAGGATTTAATGCGGTAGCAGTTTGTGTTGGTGCTCCATTTAATGCAGTATTTAAATTTTTATATGTTGAATTAGAATTAATACGACGTGCAATTCCCAAATCTTGAAAGCTTTTAGCAGGAGAATTATTAATTCTATCTTGAATTATTGGTTTTGAATTAACAATTGTAGCTAAAGAACTTCCTACTAATTTAGCATTTGAACCAGAGTTATCATTTTCATCAACCAATTCTTGTTGTGGTGTTCCATTGCTAATAACAGCGGGAACATTACTTTTCATTACAGCGGGGCGAGAATGTGAAATAGGCCCACTTGTAGGTGAGCCGTTTGAAGTCGCTGCTGATTCATTTACTTTGTTGGCTGCTGCGCGTATTTGCGCTCTTTTTGCTCTCGCGTTTGCGTTTCTAGCAGCCTTTTGTTCTTCAGTAAGTGGTTTTCTTGCCATTGTTATGTTCTTTCAACCGAAAGCGGAAATGCATCAGGATTATGATATTCATTAATTTCACCATCAGTTGTGGTAGCAATAGTCTGAATATTTGTAAGCCTTTCCGTTTTTTCTCTAACAAGTGATTTGAATTTATCTTCATCCAAATCAGTGTAGACACGACCTTCTTCATCTTGAATTTCTTTAAGACCGACCATTTCAACTTCTTGACTAGTACCTTTTTCCTTTTTATCCATTTCTTCATAGATATCAGGACGAATAAGAAATACTAACAATTTCATAAACTCGTCTTTTTCTTCAAATTCAATTTTTTTTCTACGTTCAGCATGCAAGTAATGCCACTGAATGAAGGCGGGGTGAAGTTTAATTACTTCATCATAAGTTTTATGCAGGTCTTTGCAAACCGTGTCTAAAACTACGCTCCACGGCTGCTCAACGATTTTTTTACGTCGTCTTCAACCTGCTTACTAATACTCTTATCCAACTTCTCATATTCATCATATAGAGCATTGATAACTGTATAATGTAATTTTGCAATTACTCCATTAAGCACTTTGGCAATTTCTTCTGGAGTAGGATTATTAACATCTACAAAATTTTGCTTGCCATTGATAGCAGTAATTGCGCGAGCTAGAATCTCACACTTTGTGCTAAGAAATGCGGCAGAAGACTCTGTAGTACCCGCTGCACTAAGGGCGTCCGTCAACCTTCTTGTATCTAATACAGTTAAGCTGAATTGAACGCCCAAAATTTCTACAGTCTCATTAATGAAACCAATATCAAATAATTTTTCTAAGCTAGTCATTTTGTTCTCCCTAAAAAGAGGGTAATAAATTTACCCTCTGATTATAGAACAATTTTAAATTATTACTGAATTACCGTTTGAGTTAATGAAGTTGGTGCTGTAACTAATGACTGTGAATCTCCAGTAGTTGCTCCAACAACAAAACTATTAAGATTTGCAATACTAGCTTGATTGATTTGGGTGTTACGATATGTGAAGCTAACGCTTTCCATAACAGTCTTTGCACCTGCATCAAATGCAGTTTGATAACCAGTAATCCAGCATTCCAAGTAAGTCTTAACAGTGATACCATTTACTTCTGGGGCCGGATTCATTGTGTGAACTGCAATATTAATAGGCCATTGAATATCCGCGATAGTGGTTATAACTGCGCCTCTTGTTCCAGAACCAGTACCGTTTACAGTGGCACCCTGTACTGGACCAAATTTGTCGGCAGGCCAATAATTATAAAGGTCATATGTGTCTACGCCTGGCAGTAATGCTTGATTATATTGAAATGCATCAAACAAACTATCTTTGAAGATTTCAAGGCGTCTTACATCAATTTGCCCAGACCATGTAGATGGCACAAATTCAACCGGATAAATATCTCCAATTTCATATTGCGGAAGAACTTCGCGTGCTTCTCTTGGCGCGAATTGTTGAATCAATCCGATAGCGATATTTCCGATATACATTGCTACGAAATCGGCAGATACAACTTTACGACCTTTAGGAGGAACTGATAAGTGAGTAATTTCTTGGGTTTTTACACCGTATTGATATGAAGGGTCAAAGGGCATGATTTATATACCTCCTAAAAATTAGAAACCGTTTAAGCTTGAAGTTACCGAAATTGTGATTTGAATATATTTACATGGGTAAGCTGGGCGTACAGTCAAGGTCAGGTCGATTTCTCTTGGGTCGTTTGGATTGATACGAGCAACAATATCTTTATATCCGTAAATAATATTGCTGTTTACAAGTGATTGCATGGTTGTTGTTGCAAGTGAGGTTACTGTTGCAAGAGTTGTGTTTACAATCTTGGTTGCAATAACATTTGCTTCCATAACATCACGTAACGATTGTGCAACGAAATCCAACTGACGAACAACTGAAATTTCCTGTGTTTCAGGAGTGCTTGGGTCGCAAGTTAATTGGTCACGTACACGAATACCATAAGTTGGATTATTTTCAATAATACAAATACCGTATTGTGCAATGCTATTTGCGGTTGGATTATCCAAATGAACTGCAACGTCGCGGAAACCGCTCAAAATCTTATGAGTTAATGGTTCAGCAGCATCATGTGAAGCCATGATACCTGCACAAGCGGCAGCTAAATAAGTACCATCAACTGCAACAGTAGTTCTTAAGATATTGTCGTAAATGTACGCAGCAGTAGGATAAATGTACATCATACGCTGTGTACCTGGACTACCTTGAAGATTAGTCGCATTTTGAATTGAAGTTGTATACAATTCTGAAATTGGACCAGAAACCAAAGCAACACGTTCGTTACGATAATCTCTACTTGATTGCAATGTTACATGTGATAGTAATGCATTTTGAATACTTGGGTCAGTATTCAAACAAATTACAATGTCAGCACGTTGACCACCAAGCAAATTAATTGCATTGATGAAAGAATTATTTGTAACAACTCCGTCTGTTGCTCCACTAAGATAACCAAAAGGATTACTTACTCCACCATTTTGAATTGGTAAACCAAATGCTTGACCCTCTGTTGAAGAAGTTGAAGCACTATTGGTATCAAATAATCCATAAATAATTTGATGTTGTGTTCCAGCTTGTAACGAATATACATAAAGTAAACCGCCACCAACGCCGTTATTGGTAGGACCACCATTTAAAGCATAATTATAGGCGTCATTTAATCCATGAATTACAACTTGATTTGAAGTTCCAATATTAACTGTTGCTCCAACCGAACCGTACAAATCACGATATCCTGGAATTGGATTATAACCAGTTTGTGCTGAGTCTGGAATCAAAAGTTGTGCAGCAACAGGGCTTTGGAAAGTACCATTGAATGCATCAAGCAATGCAGTTCCATTTACAAACTGATTCCATGAAGCTTGAGAAATTGCAGTAACTGGTGGTGTTGAAATCGAAGCTGTATAAACAATAATTTGTTGTTGCGATGTGATTTGACTTGGAACCGTAGTTGCTCCCAACAATTGTACATATTGTAGAAGACTTCCAGTTTGAGCAGCCGCAAATGCTTGCTGAGTCAAAACTGTGCTTTGGCTATATAAAGGGTCTGCAACAAGTGGATTAAAATCTTGAATATAGAAAGAACCAGCAATTGCACCATTGGTATTTACTGGTAATTGAGTTACTGCATCAAGTGCCGAAGTAGGAGCAGGACCAAAAGCAGTTGTTGGTAGAGAACTTAATTTGACAGTGAAGAAGGCTGAAGTTGAATTATCAGGTTCAACATTCAATCCTAAAACTTGAGGAGCACCATTTTGAAATGCAAGCTGAATTGCCAAAGACAATGGATTTGCCTTGGTTGAATTACCATAAACAGTAATTGGGTCAGTTGAATTCAAAAATAATTGCGGGCTATATGGACCCTGTAAAGCTTGACCTACAATAGCAACAACAGGCTGTCCAACAGAAGTGGTTACAGTTGCGTTTGGAATGATGGTGCTGTAAGCGCCTGGTTGTAAATAATTTTGAATAGTTAATGCCATGATTATTCCTCATTCTAAATGGGTTACGCAACTATGTTCTGCTACCAATGTATAATAGCTGATAAACCACATACATGCTTCTTTTAATACGTATGCGAGCGCGTAGTTTTTGTCTAATTTTAACGAATTATTTTAATCGACCATATAACTTGAATCACCTTGCCAAATATAATTTGGTTGGTCTGGATTAGGATTAGGTGCATATTTAGCAATTTCATTAATTCCAGTAATACTGGTAACTGGATAATCAAAGTACAATTCAGCATTTACTGCCAATGTTATATTAGCCACAAAAATATGAGTCGTATCATTTAAAGGAAAATCTGATTCTTCGCCTTCATCAATACGTTCTACAATAATACCCTTTATTAAAAGACTTTCTTTTTGAAAACGTTGAAAAGCGGCTGTTATTTCATCTACCATTCTATTACGAACAGGAGTAGTATCTGCCCATACTTGCATTTGAAAAGTAACATCTGCTAAATATCCATATCTTTCAGCAATAACGCGAGGTCTATATGTTTTTGGTTTTTTCTTATGCTCTGTGCCAGGTAAATATTGTTGATAAACTTCTTGGTCATCTGAAAATACATCTTGAACAAAACCTTTATTAATACCTAAACTTGTTGTTCTTGAACTTAAAATTTTCACAAAAACTGCTGGGTAATTTCTTAAATCAACACCATATGCTTCGCGAATAATAGGCATTTTAACTGTTGAATTAGGCGTACCAAATTGAGAAATTACTTGAAAATAATATCTTAATTCTTCAATAATTATTTCTTTTGTTCTCTGCCCTAATGACTCAATATATAATGGAGTTGTTGGCATTAGTATTCATCCTCATATTCATCGTATTCATCGTATTGTGGAGTGCCATTCATTCTTAAAACCGATTCACCAACATGATATCCTTGTTAAGTATTGTAATCATAATCATCACTTGTATGATAACCTGCGTAACCTTCACGTTCTTCTAAATCATAACCCTCATCACCAGGAACTAAATATTTACCATTTCTATAAATTAATGGCGATTGATATTGTTGATTTTGATGCTCTGTAGCTACTTTAGCAAATCTACCTTTATTTCTAATATTATATTTTTTTTGACCACCAGGTTTATAAACATTGTAAAAACCTGCATTATTTTTAGCTATACTTAATAATTTTCTTGCTTCTGTTGTTACATAAGCTTCTACAGAAATTTTTAATTCTTGTTCAACACGTTCGTAAATATGATAACCTGCAATTCCAGGATGATACCATGAAGCAAATGAAGGTTTTTTAGATTTTTTTCTAGGGTCTAATTGATTATCACCACAGGTTCTATATATAATGCCGCCACCAGGTATACGCATTTTAACACGCTTATTAAGCAAAGCATCTCGCATACTAAAACCACTAAAACCACGATTTAATATTCCAAAATAAGGTTTTGTAGAAGTTATAACAACATTATTATCTTCACCAACAGGTTCTTGAATAAAAGAACGAAGTAATTGACCTGTTCCAAAACCATGATTGAAAGTTTGACCTACTTTAGCCGTAATCAAATCTAAAGCCATATCTGATATGACTTTTCTTATTTTTGAATAAACATTTTCTAAAGTTTGAGAATCAATATTATCCTTAACTAATTCCATCTCTTCTTCTGTAAGAACATCTGGAATATGAAACTCTAACCTATCATCAGTAGAAGCCATTAATAATTTTGTCCATCGTGTGTATTAAAAAAATAATTTTTAATAATAATAGAGGCCGGGAAGTTTTGCCCTGGCATTGAACCGCCAACACCAATTGGAGGAGTAATTACAAGAGTTGCATTAAAGTCTGTGAATTCTTGACCATTAATAAATGGAACTGGAACATAATATTTAACGTCGTTACGGTCAATACGCGAAAGTGTAAGCTCTTGATGATGTTTACGACCTTGATGTTCTACTGCTTCCGAACTATGAATCTCATAACGTTCATTAGCGAATGATACTATAATGTCTTTTTCAGACATAATTGGATTCGTAATAATAGTCCAACCAGAAGGGCGCTGAACCACTGTTAATCCAGCTTGTTCAATAAGAATATCACTACGGCCAGGAACAAAACTCATTTTTAATTCAATTGCAGGTTCATATCCGCCTTGAAAACCTGTTCCAAAACAGTTTGTGCATTTTGAAACAGTACATTGGTCATCATTTTCACTAAAATAAATACAACGTTGACCTGTTGTAAGACGACGAAGCCATACAACCTTTTCACCAGCCAATTGCAAACCTTCTGCATAATATCCAGGCAACGCTCCTAGTAAATTGTGAAGAGCATCGCGGTCTTGAACAGACAATTTACCTTCTGTAGAATTTATAAATTCTTGATAATTTGGAATCGTTCTGTATCTAATTGGTTCTGGAATATAAAATCCAGCGCCATCGTCACTATTGTTTGGATAAGGCATTATTATTACCAGCCTTTTTATTTAACCAGTATCGTTTGTGTGACTCACTTATCTTTCTTTTTGTTTCTTCAGGTAATTTTTTACCTGTTTGACTAATTTTACTGGTAATTGCTATCTTAGCTTTATGTTCTTCAGATAATTTTTTGCCTAATTTTGCTTTTGCAATATTTTCGCAATGTTTTTTAGAAAAAATTTTACCTTTGTTAGATAAAGATATTTTAAGCTTTGTTTCTTCTGAAAGTTTTTTGCCAATTTTATGAGCGTTTGTTTTTTCTATTTCTTCTTTTGTTTTAACTCTTCCAGTATTTGCCACTTTTATTTTTAATATTACTTCTTCTGATGGTTTTTTACCAAACCAATAATTATTAGCTCCACGCATTTTTTCTTTAGTTTCTTCAGTATGTTTTAAACCAAGATTATTTGCGGCAACAAGTCTAATATTATATTCTGGTTTAATAGTATCCATCCAGTATTGTTCGTGTTCAATTAATTTTTCAGAAGATTTAATCTCTTCAAGAACATTAAAAATAAAATTTTCTATACCATGTTTATTAAAAGAAGCTTGAAGATGTGCATTTTTATGAACATTTCTATTTAGAGAAGATAAATGACGTTTCCATCTTTTATCTAATTCTACAGAACTTCCCACATATTTTTTACCATTTACATTATTAGTTATGCAGTAAATACCTTGTTTTTTCATTATTTATTACTTTATATGTTTTAAACTTATAGTACCTTTGAATTAATATAAATCGAATAGGATTAAAAGTTCTAACTAATGGTTTCGGAACATCTATTATGATGAATTTAACCATTGTCTTTATTCAATGCGCCCATTCTAATCAAATCGGCAGAAACAGATGCTAATTTGGCATGTAGTTCATTGCGTTCTTCAATAGATGCAGCTTTTGAAATTGCAACATTAATTGACTTACGAAGCTTTTGAAGTTCTTGAAGAGAAGCTGCTTTACGATTACCGGCTGGGGCTCTCATATTATTTTGTTCATTTTGCTTCATTCTATCCATCACACGCTGTTGATGAACAGGGTCAAAACCTTTTTCCTGTCCATACATTTGTGCATAACCAGGATTTTGTTTCATTTGTTGTTCATGCTGTTTTTTAGCTAATGGAGTAGAACTAACTGCCGGATTGCCATTTTGCATTCTATCAATTTGTTGTTTAACTTGTTGTCTATTAAGTTGTTGTTTTTGTTTTTCTTGTAATTCAAATTGTGGGAAATTAGGAGCAGTTTCTCCACCGCCAGCTAATTGTGGACCACCATTATAATTTGGCATTGCTTTTTGAGGAACAGCAGGAGTTGTCAAAGGATTGCTAACTTGTTTTGGTTTTGCGCTCCAACCTTCTGGTGTTGTAGTAGTCATTTTTGCAGGAGCAGGTTTTCCATAACCTGCTGGAGTAACAGTTGTCATTCCGCCTGCTGGCTTATCACGACCAGGAATTTTCGCTCCTGGTGGCATACTAAAATTACCTTTGCCACTTGGGTCAAAACCAGGACGAGTTTCAATTGCAGTTTGAGTAATACGTTCTTTAAGCTTACTTAAATAAGCCTGACGCTGTTCTTCTTGCTCTTTCTTTTCCTTATTTTCTTTTAGACGACCATCATGTTCAGGGTCTTCAACTTTACCCTTGTGGCTGTGTTCAACAGCATCATAAAGATAAGGATTTTGTTTTTCACGTTCCGATTCTAAAATCTTTTTCTTATGTTCCCACCAACGTTCGTTTTCACCACGATGTTGGTCGTTAAAATCAAAAGCACGTTTAATCATGTCGATTTCACGCTTTGTCAATTTTGGTTGATTTTCATTTGAAGGCATTTGTCTTTATCCTTTTGAATTGGAATTAGAATCTTTACGATTTTCAATTTATCAAATTTTGTATTTGATAAATACCAGAATTTTTCATTACAAGGACCAATATCTGCCAACGGCACGAAGTGGTGGCTGACTCATATAAGGGCTACTCTGGCTTACGATATAGGAGAATCCATACGCATATTGTCTTTTTATACGTAAACGCTCGGCATCTGCTTTTTCAAAAACTGTATTTGCAAGACTTGAATATAATTGCGCTTGTGCTGGTTTGTTTACAGTAATATTTCTGTCACTATAACTAACACCTTGTGAAGCAATTTTCATCGCTTGTGCGTTCAACGCAAGATATTCAGCATAAAGAAAAATTGCATTCATATATTGTAAAGGTACATTATACCAAAAAAACGAACCTTTTGGAGGAGCAGCATTTAAATTATCTAAAGCATCATTAAGATATTCAGAAAGTTCCTGGTCTGACCAAATCCAACGAGTTGGGTCTGGGTCATGGTCCTTTAAACGAAGTCTTAAACGGCTAATAGGGTCAATTGGAAGTAATACAGCACCATCAAATGCTAAAATATCAAAACGAATAACTGCCGTCATTAGTTGACCACCAACATACCAACTTAATGTACAGTTATAAGAGCCAGTACTCAACAATGTGCTATCAATATTTACATAATAAAAAGTGGTACTGATAGCTACACAAAGTTTATTCTGAAAAATATTTACTGGTCCATTAGGAGTTTCATAATCTAATGCAGCAACAGGAGTCATCATATTATCAGGTGGAATAGGATGCCCGTACTGGTCTAATGTATTAACTGTGACAGTGACCAAAGAGCCTTGAGTATATTGACTCGTCGGGGTAGATATATTCATTTGCGACATTTATATTACTCCTCTCTATAGAATACTCAAAGTTGTTGAGTTAGTAGCTTTATACGAATTTTTGCGTGTAATTAATTGATAAACTATTAATTTCAAGCTCAAACACATAAGTTCCAGGTTGCATTACAACAGTATATTTACCGTTCACATCAGTATTTAAACGTTGATAAATTCTTTGAGTATTGCTATAATAAATTGTTAAAGCAACATTTGATAAAGGCAAAGAAAATGTATTATTTATAGTTATTGCGGTACCAATATATGCTAACAATGTAATTTTTTCTCTGAATGTTTGACTAAATCTAATTGCTTTAATCTTATCAGGCATTGTAAGAGCATATCCGCGATTGTTTGGATTAGGCATAAATGCATCCAAATGAAATTGATTACCACTTAAATCAACAATATAAATATCACTCATAGGAATATTTTGAGTTTGAACATTGCTGTAAGAATTAATTGTGTTAGGATAAATATAAATTTGTTGATTATTTACAGGTTTATTATTAATTGCGCTTGCAGGAGTTACAGTTGTTGTAGGTAAGTTATTAGCTACAGGGATATCAGTGTATTTCAAATTCAAGCGTCCAACTAAATTGCTTTCCAACCAAGCCATAGCAAAAAGATTACCATTAAATAAATCAAATACTGGATAAAAATTACAATCTGTTGGGAAATCTTTAACCGTGACTACAAAATGAGATGGAGGGTCAGTATTATTTGCGGCAGGGAACCAATTAATACCATCATAAGATTGGTTCCCGATATTATCATCTGGATGATGAATTGAACTATAAGAAATAAAATAAACATTATTAACTTGGTCAGCAAATGCTCCAGTGCCGTCATTAATTAATAATGGCGTTCCAAGTGCTGGAGGATTAGGAGCATTATTTGACATAATTTATTCCTTAATATAATTTAGTCCATTTTTTAATTAATGGAGAATTTGCCACATCGCCAGGAGTAACTAATTCGGGCCAAGGAAATATTTTGATACCACATTCGTCTAATTTTTCCGATATCAACTCTGAACAAATATATTGTCTACGTGTTACTGAATATGAAATTGGAATTTTAAACATTAATCTTATAAATAAAACCAAGATTTCTGTCCAAGAATATTTATCATTCATACTCCAATTAATTTTTTGTATTAATATAGATTCATTTGGTTGTGGTTCAATATCTGCTAATAAAACTTCACCATCAAAATTAGCATAACTAGAAACTGGAATAGAATGCACTCCGTAAGTCATAACTGATTCATAGACCATTTGAGTATCTTCAAAATAGAATCCACAATGTGTATATTCTGACTTGGTAACAAACTTTATAAGTTGACTTAAAAAGTCATGACCTTTGCAAAAAAGTAATTTCACGGCTTACTCCTTTGGATTTTTCTCCAAATTCGCGATTGCTTCATTTGCGACAACATGGTCACGGACTAAAAGCAATGCAGCTTTAATAGCAGGAAACGTTTTTGTATCACATAATTTTAAGATACCATCAAAAAGTTCTGTGATTTCTTTACCTAACTCAGTTTTTTCCATAATTATCCTCTTCTTAAAATAGAATTTGTGAACCTACTACTCTTGATAATTCCGCTTGAACTTCTTGTTGAGTCAACACTGTTATATCTCCTGGTAAAGAATTTAAAAATATTGACTCAGTTGTTTTGATTAACATTTCTCCTGCATAAATGTCTCCCGCAGGATAAACAATTGCAAAATATGGAGTATTTAAATATACACCATATTTTGGATAAGGTTGACCATTTATAAAATTAGTTGTGCTTACAGGCATTCTATAATATATACCATATTGAAATCCAGTTGAAACATTATTACTAATAGTTGGCGAATTTACATTGTATATATAAACTTGTGGAGCTAACGGTGGACAATATCCAGATTCATCATACCATTTATCAAAAGCAATATTATTGCTATCAATTAATCCTAAAGAAATAATATTAAAAGATGGTGTAGACATTAAAACACGAATATTTCATGAGCATAAGTAATCAAGTCTGCAACAACTTGAGTTCCCGAAAGTTGAATTATATCATTAGGTAATGAACCTGTATAAGATGATGATTTTACCAACATCAATCCATTATATTCACTTGTTGAAGGATAAACAAAAGTACTAATTGGATAAGTAAAATTATTAAAATATTTTGGAATAATTTGATTATCAACTACCATTGTAGTATCTACAGGTACTCTATAATAATTTCCTGGCGCAAAAGCCGAAGTACTTCCGTAAACATAACCAATTGGTATAATAATTGGAGCATTAGGAGTTGGACAAATTCTAGTTTGTTGTAATATATTTAAATAATCTAGTCTTAAAGATTCTTCTAACCCAAGAGGAACTATTTGAAAATTAGAAATTCCACTAGAAGGAGCATCAATTAATTTTCCAGCAACAACATTTAAAATATTGTAATCTAATAATTGAGGAATATAATCAAGCTGATTAGTATATGTTATATATGCATATCCTAACTCAAACATAGTAACTGGATTAAATTGAGAAGCATAATCAAATAAAGTAACTAATTTAATATAACCGTTAAATAATTGCGTTCCATCATAAAAAGCTCCAATAGATGAATTTGTTTGAACCATTGAAGAATCTTGTGATGGGTTACTTGTATGATAACTAAATGCTTGTTGGTTATATATTTGATTTCCATCTACATAAATATTTAAGTTATACGTAACATTAGTAGAATTAAATCCTGCTGCATTTCCAGAAGCTTGATAATAACCTTTTGTATATTGAAAAGCTATAAAATGGTCTTGTCCATCCATTACATTTGAACCAACAATATTAAAACTAACTGGTCCTGAATAATTTGAAGAATTTTCTTGATAAAATCCCAAATTACCAAAATCATCAACATACATACCTGCATTATTAATATAAACAAGCATTCCACCGCCTGTATTTGGAGCTATTGCTCTCATCCAAAAAGTAATCCAACCACTAAGAAAATAAACACCTAATTCATTCCCTGAACCAGGATAATTCACTCTATTAGAAGAACTACCCGTATAAACTATTTGATTACCAATATCCACAAATCCCGTTAAAGGTGTTGAGTTAAATTCATAAGCGGAATAAAATTCTGCTGATTGTGCCGATGTACCAAAAGCAGTTCCAGTTGCACCAAGAGTAACTGTATTTATTACATTTGCATTGTAATTATTACCAGAAATATCATAAGCAATGGTTCCATTTGTTTCTTGCAATGGATAAAAAGCAATGGGGTCTAAATTATTAACATACAATATATATTGCTTTGAAGGTGAAGTAGGTATAAAATTATTTAAGGAATGCAAATATATAGTTGAATCTGATAATGCAGTTTCGTATAGAGCAACATATTCTAAATTACCATTAAAAGTATCTGGTCTTTGAGGGTAATTATCTCCTATTACAAATCCAGTTGTGCCATTGTAACCAGTGATAGCTCCTGTATATGTTAATGAATTATCCAAAATTCCATTAACATATATTTTCATAGTTGCGCCATCATAAGTGCAAGCAACATAATATTTTGTATTTAAATTAAAAACAGTGTTAGAGGTAACATTTTGTGCATTTGAGAAACCAACATAAAATGTAATAGTTCCATTTGGATTAATATTAATTTGAAAACCATAAGTAGTAGAACCAGCCAAGTAACCAACACCAAGTAATCCTACTAAACCATTTGGGTAAGCTTTTAATTTTATAAACCATTCAATTGTTAAATCTGATGTTGGTTGAATATAAGAGCTTTGAACTGATGTAACTAATTTAGAAGCAGAATAAGCACCACCTGGCATACTTAAAGATGTTGTTGTATCACCTTCAGAAGTTACTAATTCTGTTGAACCTAAAGTTAAAGAAGAACCTACTGTTCCATTTAAACCATAAGGACCATAATCAATCGCAAATGGATATCCAATTGGGTCACCTAACGGCCAAAACAATAAAGGATTTGATTGTTGAACTAATTGTTCATAATTTGAATTTAAATAACCTAAAGCAATTTTAGAATGTGCGGCAATAGTAGTTGAAGATAAAGCATAATTATAAATAGCAGTATCTTGAATACTTCCAGGTGCTGAATTAGGACCACCAACAATGTTTCCGTTTCCGATAGCAAAGCCATGAATACCATCATATCCACCAATAGGACCTGAATAAGCAGTGCTATTATCTAATACACCATCAATATAAATTTTTATTGTAGACCCATCAAAAGTTCCAGCAATATGATAAGTCTGACCTGATATCAAATTTGTGTTTGAAGTTATGTATGCAGACGTATATGCAGACGTATAATCTACATAAAATTGAATTTGACCATTTGGTAATTGGGCAATAGCAGGTCCATTAGTTGAATGGTTTGCACCAATGGAAACTATATTTGGCCCACCACTTGGTGAAAATCCATTAGGTTGATAAACGAATTCCAAAGTTATATATTGAGTTAATTCAAGTCTTGAATCAAATACAGATTGAACAAGTTTGTTTACATTATTAGGATTACCAGGCATTGATAATGATGTACGACTATCAGAACCCAAAATAGGAGTGCTACCCAAAGTAAAAGCAGAACCAACAGTACCATTCAAGCCAAATGAACCATAATCGGTAACTTGACTAGAACCTACTGATTCATTTAATTGCCAATAAAGCACTGGATTAGCAGTCAAAACTGCTGCACTATATACGGACATTTACACTCCTACTAAAAGGCCCGCAAGTCTGACTTACGGGCCTGCTTTTTATGCTACTCTAAATGCCGGGTAATATATTCCTACGTAACCTGCAAAATAATTACTAAAGTCTCTTACATTATTTGGTATATATATTTTATATGTTGCAGCATTGTAAGTAAAAGTATCGTGATTGTTCAAAACTGCTGATATACCACTTGGGAACAAAATCATATCTGGACAAGTTCCTCTAAAACCAGCACTATTATTGATTCCAGAAGCTCCACCACCATCTACAAAACTCATCACAATACCATCATAATTGTTTGTAAATTTATTAATATATGGGAATGAATTATATGTACCAGTACCGCCACTTTGAGGATTAACTGGCATTAAATTAAAAAGTTTTTGATTTACAGTATTTGTATAATCTCTTAAAACAAGCCATTCTGCGCCATAATTTTGAGTATTATCTTGGTCAGAACTTATTACATATGGTTTGTCTGTTGAACTAATTGGAGTAATTTTACCTACAAAAACAACATATTCTTCAAAAGTACTAATTGTTGAGTCTCCAACCAATGATAATGCAATATGGTCGGCATAAGTATGAACTCTATAAGAAACGTTTACAATATTTGCTTGTGAAGCACTATAAAAATTACAAGCTCTATATCTAAAGTTATAGAATTTTGAAGTTCCAGCAATTCCTAACCCATTTGTCGGAACAGAACAATCGTTTTGGAACAAAGCATGAGTTTGGTCATCATAGTACTCTAATATTCCAACATTTACTGCTGAATTAGCATTTGTATTTATATTAAATTCTGCATAAATGAATTCATTTGCATTTTGTCCCGAACTAAAATAAATATTAGAAGTTAAATATGTATTTGATGATTGAAAAAATAAAGTTTGATTAAATACATTTGACCAACCAGTTGACGCAGTTACTTTATAATAGTAAGTTCCACTTGGTAAATTTCCCGTGCTATAAATTTGATAACATAAACTATTAAAATTGCCACCATTGACTTGTGCCCAACCATTAATTGTTGATACTGGTTGAGCAGAACCTGTCCAAGCTGTATTAATAGCCGGTGTTACAGCAGTATTTCCTGCGGTTTGTGATAACATTGCTACATTTATATATTTACCACTACCAATTGTATTTGCAGAATCATCTAAACTAATTACAATGTGATATAAATTTCCAACAGTCAATGAAACTGGAGAAGAAAAAACAAACGGAGTATATGCACCATTAACTTGAAAATGATTCATGTTAGCAATAGCCACAGTTGCAGAACCAAGAGGAGTTGTTCCATAAGATGCTGGAACATTATAATTACCGTTATTAGATTGATTTTCATAAGAAGTTCCATAAATAGAAACAATAATGTTTCCGCCTGGAACACCAGTAATATCTAACGGCAAATCAATTTCCGTCAACAATGCATGATTAGCGAAAAACGGTTGTGCTACAGTTTGATTATAACCAATACCATAAAAAGCATTTGATGCACTGGCTGATTGTGAAAGAAAACTACTTCCTGATGAAGAAGCGGTTAATACACCAGTTGGAGAATTAGGTAATGCATACAAACTACCAGTGGCACCAGTTGGAGCGGCTGTCGTGGTAATTAAAAAACTACCATCATCGTGAAACATTGTTCTATTACCAGGAATTTGAGTTAAAAATGTCTCAACTCCTGTTGAAGTTCCACGGTAAATATTCCAAGCTGATGGTATTAAACCACTTCCTACTCCAGGCAATGTTAAAGTAACAAAAGACTCACTGCCACTCAAAGTGGCAGAAGCCTCGTTTGAAGGTCCCGTTTGTCCCAACGGATTAGTAATAGCAGTTTGCAAAGTACTTAAAAGACTTGAAACTCTAACTGTTCCTTCTGTATATGACATTTAACTCTCCTAGAGCTTATAGATTTGGATTAATCAACGAGAATG